TGGTCACACTTATGTTTTTCCCTCTTTGTAGCCACGCGAAAAACGAATTACGTCTTGAACGCGCCGTTGTTCGAAGTAAACTGGTGTGCTCTGGCTATCGTTCGCCTTTTTATATGCTCGCACCGAGCCTAATGAGGGGTTATCACACGACCGTTTTATTCACGCGCGCGTTCCGTAAATAGATATTTTTATTGCCGGTGACCTCGATGTCAGTCGTTCCTCTCTTATCGCAATGGTAATCCGAAGCGCACTATATGTTTTAATATTGCAGTACGTCTACGAATTTTCTCCTATCTCCTGGCATGATCTTACCAAATACAGGTAACAAGCCTTGTAAAGTAGTTTTAACGCGAACTCTACAAAGTTTCTCCCAGTCGTGGTTAAATTCCACATCTATTCCTTTCCCCATTAAGAAAAGTGGCTTGAAATTCGTGTGTTGATAGTTGCCCAGTAGTTCTTGAGAAGTCCCGTCTTCTTTGCTATTGAGAGGCTTAACTCCAATCATTAAGTTCACGCTGATCACACTTATGTATTTTCCTCCTTCTAGCCACTCCAAGATCTGGACTTCCCCTGAACGTGTAGTCGTTCAAAGTAAACTGGTTCACACAGGTTATGAATAGCTTTATTTATGTGCTCGTCGTAAAATGATGACGTCAATAATAGATGAACACATCTCTCGGGGCTTCCACGCAAACTTTAGTACCGTCTCCGATAACGTGAGGAGTCAGTAGAGGTCGTCAAATGAAGGTTCGATTAACGGTTGAATATATCAATCTCCATATTCCATCCAGGGAAAGTTATTAGAGTTCGGCAAATGAAAGTTAGATGAACGGTTGGATACTCCGGACTCTCTATATTCCATCTGAACAGTTATGTAAATCAAGGTTTGTTTTCAGAAAATCTTGCAGGTCACATGTGCCCACGAATTCGATCCCATCCGGTGAAACGAACTCACCTCATACTGATACCAAGCCTTGTAAACTAACTTGAACACGATCTCTGAGAAGGTTTCTCCCGCCGCAATGATATTCCACTTGTTTCTTTCCGTTTGAGAAAAGTAGCTTGAACTTATGTGTCGATAGTCGCTCGATAGGTTGTTGAGAAGTTTCGTCTTCTTCGCCATTGAGTGGCATAGTTCCAATCATTGACTGCATGCTGGTGACACTTGTGTTTTTTCCTTTTTGCATAGCTATTCAAAGAACGGAACCCGTCTTGAACGTGCAGTTGTTCGTAAATAGACTGGATTACACTGGTTATGAGTTGCTTTATTTAACTGCTTGACGCATGAAATGATGTCGATGATGGTTAAATATTCCAGTCTCTATTGGGAATTAAAAAGGAGGTGGGGCTTTGCCAAACGACTGGGACAGACCGGCCATGTTTGCTATGCATAGCTATTGAAAACGCCAGCAAGCGATTGCGATAGATCAGTCAGTTTTTTGGCCACGAGCGCTCATGTTGCCACTTGAGGGCTTCCAATATTCCATCCACACACTCATGAAGATCCAGATTTTTTTTCAATAAACGTTCCACGTCGAATGTGTCTACAAAGTGCGCACTTTGTATGCTCGACGGGTAAAATGATGTAATCAATAGATGAAAACATCTTTCGGGACTTCCCCACAATGTTTAGTACTGTTCGCGATGACGTCAGAATACATTAGTCGCTAACATGCAAAGGAACACATGTCTTAGTGATGGATTTGAACGAAGAAGACAGATTATTGTCAATGGAAATCGACTGAACTTTTAGCACCCCATGCGAAGGTCTCGAAACGTGAAGCATTGTGAGGACTTCTAAGTGCACTAGGCGGTTTGGATATGAGCTTCTCTATTTGTGGTCGGTTACCAAAGTTCACTGTAGGCCTGACTCATGTACTTTGCAAGTGGGTCCTGTGAATAATTCGTAAGAACTTTACGAATCGGCTTTGGATTTATCGGCTTTGTCTTCAATTGGACATTTATACTTCTCATGACATTTATAATGAAAATAGCTGTAGAGGAAACTATTTTTTCAGCATAACTTATCGATTAAATCAGCCGTTATAGTTAATAACAGTATGTCTCTATAGCAGACAACAAAAACTCAACTCTCACAAATTCGTCGGAAAAACTTTCCTTTATCGTGGGATGGACGTTCCGATATCGCAGTAACATTGTATTGCAGGGTTATAGTATTGCAGTGCTGACAATGATGTCGTGCTTGACGACCTGCGTCTGATGAACTGCAGCGACAAAGGTGACACTCCACAGTATGTGGGAGACACCGTTCAAACCTTCCCATCGCAAGTCGTTGCGAACGGTCCGAGTGGTCTGCAACTTATGAAGATAACTCACGTTTTTCTGCAAGAAAGAGTAGCAGGTCATACGTGGAAGCTGCGAGGCCGTAGTAGTCTAGTTTATACAACAGCTAGTTATGTAACGCCATTAGGGATCATTAAACGACGGTCCGGTTATCACGCGAATTCCACGCGTAAATATGTATTGACAACGAACGACGTCAAGGCCAGCCGCTTCGACCTATGATCTCAATGGTGATGTCAAGCTCAGTATGTTTTTAAACATGGCGATAGTTGGTACACATTAATAATGCATCATATCATTTCCATCTCACAATGCGGTAGGCAATCTTCGCTGAGAATCGGAAAAACCAGCGCGATGATCAACATTTTCATTTTTTTTCCTTTCCATATTTCTTTATCTTTCGCACAGGCTATCATTTGAACTATGTCTGGACTTTACGAGCAATTGGAATAACTCGACGACCCATTGTAACCGATTCCCAGACAAAACATGGTGCAAACCATGTCCAAGTCGCAAAAGGGGCTTATGTGCCATTAAACACATATTCACGTTCCTTTACGAAGTTAAACAACAGTCTTCATAACTGGATTCTACGAAACATTCGGAATAACCGTACCCCAAATCGTAGTCCATACTTGTAGATCATAATGCTTGCTGCATATCGAAGTAGCATTGGGTCTTACGTGCCAAGAGACACATGTGGTACATGGTTAACTTGAACGAAGAAGACTGATTCATACTTTCGTTCTATGAAAACATAACCTGAAGTTTCGTGATCATTCGACCAAAGTTTATAATAAGCCTTGCTCACTTAGATTCTCGGCCGTGGAGAAATTATCTTGGAGAGCCACATTACGACGTGTTAGTATGACCACGGTTCGTCTGTGCTCTCAGTTTCAGAATTTTACACGTGCAAATTGAACATTGCAAAAAAGCCGGTGGCTGCAAATTGATATCCGCACTCGGTCTATTTTCCAGCAATAGGCCGTAGATGCAATGACTCAGCGGCACATCCATACACGGGCGATAACTATTTGTTTGTGCAGCCAGCGGTGTAATAGCACATCGAAATATTTACATCCACTGTGACGTAGTATGCTCTGCAAGCTATTCAGATAGCACCACATCATTTGTCCAGATTAAACGGAGCTCGAACATAGCTGCTGATACCGACTGGTATTGAAAGTTTTTCTCGAAGAATGTGATTTGGCCATAGTAGAACAATTTCCAAGCAGCGAGTAGACGAAGGCGCCATCAGGATGAATTCTTTCAGGGAGAGACATCTCTCTGATGACTTGCGCATTCTTGCTGTCTGAGTTGCTGTTTTCCTCAGCTCTCAGTATTCACAATTGACCCAAACAAACTTCAGAGTGCGTACCAAGAGAAAACTGTTGCACCTAAACAGTCTCGTAGCAAGTCCAGCGTCCATGAATTGGAGTGAGCACAGCGTACAGTTTCCACTGTGCTGACAATCATATTTGGTGAGGTTGGAGAGTTGCTGGCAGAAATTGTTACGCGGGACAGTTACCAYGATTACACGCTTGCTCCGGGAACACTTGATACCRTGTCGATACAGTTGATCTAGCATACTATAATATGCCGCGAATATAATAAAAATCGCGTTTACAAGAAAATATCAGCAGTGTTCAGAGCAATGTGCACATCGTGTCGACCGTACCGCCTAACCAGTTTCCGCATCTAGTCTAACTATTCTACGAGTAAGAACTGCTGGATAAAAGTGATCACACATATGAAAATAAGCAACTTATCACACACACATTGAGATATCATGAACGTATTTAATGCATCCTCCACACGAATAACGATAACGAAATTACTGAGAACAACGAAAACGCACTCCTGCATACATCCATAGAAAAAAAACATATACGTTCAAGAGGACAAGCACATTAGTAGACATGTGGGAGGTATACCATGCATACTATACTCATACATACGACATCCAAAATAACTATAAGCGACCAAAAAACTATAGTCAAAGCGCTGTGCAATGCGAGATATCAGGTCATTGTAAGCTGGCGAGTTTACGTGCCGTTGCAGCATTTGCAACCAACGTCAATTCTTGAGCTTGTGAAAAACTCCGCTAAAAACTATCTGAAGGCTATTTGAAGGGGCTTAACGCATTCAACTTTGGAAAATAAATTCAAAATGCGAAAGCGCTTCGCTCAAATGATAGCACGGTGTTCACAACTTCGTCACCGTCCAACGACAGGTAGGCTATGCACTGAACATTTGCTAGAATCGATCGAGATTCAGCCGGCATTGTTAAAATTGACGTTCTCTGCAAGCGACCCCCAAGAGGTATAGAAAAATAAAATCATATTCAACGCCCTAGTAAACCAAACGGTGTGATAACAAACATTGCGGGTTATCAGTAAATTATTATACACGGTCGAAATGCGTGTACGCCATCTAAAATAACTATAAGCATTCAGAGAAACTAGAGTAAAAACGCTGTGCAATACGAGATATCGGGTCTTTGTGTGCTAGCGAGTTTACATTTCGTTGCAGCATCCGCAACAAAAACCATTCCTCTATCTTGAGCTTGTGAAAAACTTCGGAAAAGTCTTTCGCATGACGCATCCAAGTCGATTATCGAAACCTGTAGAATCTGAACGAGAAAGAAAACAATCCAACGATGCGATTCGTAACCGCAAGTGCACTAATGACGCTCTATATGTTAAACCAGAACCTCATTTAGACATTGGTATCTACGATGACGTCATTAGACCCAAACTAACCTCATGATATTATGTATAACACATATTATATGTATTAGGTATTCTGTAGAGAAATCTATCTACTTAGCATATCTTATCGATTAGACCAGTGATTATCGTGGTTTAACAGTGTGTCTCTGTAATAGAGGCACCAGAAATGCAACGCTTACAGGGAGAAGCTTTTTGTTTATTTATGGATGGATGCTGTGCTGCCGCAGTCGCATAGTGTTATACTGTTGGCAGTGGCAAAGAAGAACTAAGGTTCAAGTTCGATCAGCGTTGGAGGAAACTGGAAACTTTCATCATTTTACAATGATAGGATTACAGATAAATACAAGAACATATGTTTAATACATTTATTTTTATACGATGAAGTTGAATTTTACAATGATAGGGTTACAGAGAAATACAAATACCCATGTTTGATACATATTTACAGGATAAAGTTACATTATAGCTGTTTTTGAGGCAAACCACAACCACGACGCCGAGCCGTACGTAGCCAAAATTCCGAAGTAGCGGATTTTCCGGTCGGCAAGCGACCAATGAGACCTACGGCTCTCATCACGTTGTCGTAATCCTCTTCTTGCAAGAGGATCATTGCGGTTACATAATATTTGAGCCATGCAATAACATGCTCCGGACAATAATGGTGGAAGTGATTGTGTGGACATTTTTTCTCCTCCTTCAAATCCTCGTCGAGATCTGAGTGGAGGTTGTCCATTACACTTACACACTCATAAAAAACTTCTTCTTCCTCGTTCTCCTCCAAAACATCGTCGAAATTCGTGCATGGTGTGTACATTCCATCTGAACACTCATGTAAATCCAGATTTTGTTTCAAAAGATCTGTCATGGATTTTACGGTTTGAAATTTGTTTTCATTCGGTGGCATGATCCCATTGAATACTGGTGACAAGGCTTGTATATTAATGAAAATACGAACTTTGGAAAGTCGCTCGTACATGTATTCCACTTCTATTTCTTTATTATTAAGAAAAGTGACTAGAAGTTTGCGTGTTGGTAGCTGCTCCAGTGGTTCTTGAGAAATAATCTTCCGAGAGCAACCACAGCCTTTACGTTTAGCGTAATGTAGCCAATATTGCGGGGTAGGGCGGTCTCCGGTCGTCAGGTAATCAGCGTTTCGTGGTCTTTCAAGTTTCATCAGCTCAGCGTAATCCCCTTCTCGTAACATAATTGTAGCATATAAATAATATTTGAACCATGCAAAAAGATGCTCTGGACAGTAATGGTGGAAGTGATCAAATGGGCATTCCCGCTCTTTCATATCCCAGACGAGATTCGAGCAGGGTGTGAACATTCCTTCCAAACACGAATATAATTCCAGCTCGTATTTCAAATAAATTTCCACCTCGAATATGTTGACAAAGTTTACCGTACCGAATTTGATTCCATCAAATACTTCTAAGAGGCCTGCTATATTAATTTTCACTCGATCTCTATGAAGTCTCTCTCGGTCGTAGGTATACTCTACTTCTATTTCTTTCTCATTCAGAAAACGGGCTTGAAATTTTCGTGATGTGAGGTGCCCCAAAAGTCCTTGCGAAGTAGTCTTCCGAGGTAAACTACACCCGTGACGCTCAGCGTAACGTAGCCAATATTCTGAGGTACAACGGTCTCCGGTCGTCAGGTAATCAGTGTGTCGTCGTCTTTTAAGTTGCACCAGCTCTTCATAATCGCATTCTCGTAACACAATCGCTGTGGTTAAATAATAATCGAACCACGCCCTGACATGATCCTGACAATAATGATGAAAGTGAGCGTATGGGCATTCGTCGTATTCCTTCTTCAAATTTGCGTCGAGATTCGGGCAGGGTGTGTATATTCCATCTCCACACTTATCTAAACCCGGGTTTTTTGCTAAAATATAATGCACCACAGACATTCTTACAAATTTTCTTCCATCCGGCAGGAAGAACCAACCAAATACCGGTACTAGGCCTTGTAAATTAACTTTAACACGATCTGTAAGACGTCTCTCTCGGTTGTAGGTATATTCTACTTCTATTTCTTTCCCATTGAAGAAAGTGGCTTGAAATTTGTGCGTTGCTAGTTCTTTCGTTACTTCTTCAGAAGTGTTTCGAAAAAAACCACATCCATGGCGCTGAGCGTAACGCAGCCAATACTCCGGGGTAGGGCGGTCTCCAGTGTTCAAGTAGACAAAGTCTCGTGGTCTTCTATATTTCATCACCGTGGCGTAATCTCCTTCTCGTAGCATGATCGCTGCAGTTAAGTAACACGTGAACCAATGATTTACATGCTCTGGACAATAATGGTGGAAATGATAGTGTGGGCATTCGTTTATCTCATTCTCCAACCCCCCGTCGAGATTCGAGCAGGGTGTGTATATTCCATCTGCACACTCATGTAAATCCAGGTAACTTTCCAGAAAATCTTTCAGGTCAGATGTGCTAACAAATTTGATTCCGTCCGGTAGCGTGATCCCGCCAAATACTGGTAACAATCCTTGTAAATTAATTTTAACACGCCCTCCATGGCGAACAGTCCGGTCGTAGATATATTCTACTACTATTTTTTTCCCATTAAGAAACGTGGCTTCAAATTCACCTGTTGATGTCTGCCCCAGTAGTTTTCCAGGAGACTTTCGAGATAAACCACATCCTTTATGCTGAGCGTAACGTAGCCAATATCCCGGGGTAGGGTGCTCTCCGACCATCAGGTAATCAGCGTTTCGTGGTTTTTCAAGTTTCACCAGCTCGGCGTAACCTCCTTCTCGTAGCATGATCGCTGCGGTTAAGTAATACTTGAACCACGCGGCAACATGCTCTGGACAGTAATGATGAAAGTGATCGGATGGGCATTTGTCTTGGTTCGTCTCCGCCTGCGAGTCACATTCATGTGGATTGAGGTAACTTTTCAGCAAATCTTCCGAGCTCAATGTGCTCACGGACGCCTGCGAGTCAAGACTCGAGCAGGGTTTGTATATTCTGGATACACATTCATGGAAATCGAGGTTAGTTTTCAGAAAATCTTCCACGCCGAATGTGCTCACGAATTTGATCCCATCCGGTAAAACGTACTCACCGAATACTGGTGCCAAGCCTTGTAAATTAACTTGAATACGATCTCTGAGAAGTTTTTTCCGGTCGTAGATGTATTCCACATCTATTTCTTTTCCATTAAGAAAAGTAGCTCGAAATTGATGTGTTGATAGTCCCTCGATGAGTTGTTGAGAAGTCCCGTCTTCTTTGTCATTGAGCGACATAGCTCCAATCACTGACTGCATGC